ACAGTTCGATTACGAAATCCACAATATTAATCTTAAATAAATAGTAGTATGACACCAGAAGATTTAAAAATAGTTAAATTATCAAATGGCGAACAAGTTGTTTGTTATTTCAGTTATGAAGATGGATCTGAATTTGTTCGATTAATTGAACCACTTGAACTTAAACTTCATTCGAATGTAAATGAACATGGAGCAGTAGATGAAACTATTTGTTTAACAGACTGGATTCATCACACAGCAGATAAAACATTTTCTATTGCAAAACATAGAATAGTGACTATCACAAAACCTGACGAATCTTTAATTGAGTATTATGCATCATCTAAAAAGAAATATGCTAAACAAAAAAAGATAATAGAAAAACAGAGGTTAGAAGATGCGAATGCTAGATTGCTCGAAGATAAGTTTACAAAGGGTGATGTAAAGTTGACAAAGAAAGAGTTATATGATATACTGGCTGGTAAGATTACTAAACACTAGCTAAGAATATACTCTCTGAAGCAGGGACATACCCTATTATATACGGAAAAAAGCAAATAGTCAAGCATTAAATATTAAAAAAAAATTATATCAATTAGACATTGACTTTTAGAACAATATATGATATAATAACCATATTATGAAATCGCAAAAACCAAAAGAACACTACGTTAACAATAAAGAGTTCTTAGCCGAAATGATCAAATATAAAGAGATGTGTGCTAAGGCAGAAAAACGTGGTAGTAGAAGACCACCAATTACAAACTATATGGGTGAGTGTTTTCTAAAAATTGCAAACCATTTATCATATAGACCAAATTTTATTAACTATACATTTAAAGATGATATGATTTCTGATGGTATTGAAAACTGTTTACAATATGTTTCAAACTTCAATCCAGAGAAATCAAATAATCCTTTTGCTTACTTTACACAAATAATTTACTATGCATTTATTCGAAGAATACAAAAAGAAAAGAAACAAGCAGAAATCAAACAGAAATTATTAAATCGTGTTGACATACATCAATATGAAACAATCGATGGTGATGATGCTACATATACAAACTCTTATGTTGACTATATGCAGAAAAACACTAAAGATGAAGCACCAAAAAAAGAAAAGAAAGTTAAAAAGAAAATAGTTAAGAAACTTGAATTGTTTATGAACTAAATGAAAATTGCTATAATTGGCGATACACACTTTGGCGTTAGGTCTGATAGTCCTGCTTTTGCTGAGTATCAATATAAATTTTTAGATGATGTATTCTTTCCTTACTTAGAGAAGAATAAGATCGACACACTTATACATTTAGGTGATATTGTTGATAGACGCAAGTTCGTCAACTTTAAAACACTAAATGATTTTAGAAATAAGTTTGTCAATCGTTTAAGTGAATTAAATGTCCACATGCATTTAATCATTGGCAACCACGATACTTACTACAAGAATACAAACGAAGTCAATGCACCAGTAGAATTGTTTTCTACTTACGATAAAGTCACCACATATACAAACCCAGAAGTTTTAACGATTGATGATGTTCGATTTCTCATGTTGCCTTGGATCTGTCCAGACAATGCACAAATAACTAAGACAATGTTAGAACAAGAAACTGCTGATCTAGTTTGCGGTCATTTAGAAGTTCAAGGTTTTGAAATGTTAAATGGTGTCACAAACAATCATGGATTAGATAAGAAATACTTACAAAGATTTGAGAAAGTATTTACAGGTCACTTTCATAAGAAATCTGATGACGGTCATATCTACTATCTTGGTGCACCTTATGAAATGGTATGGTCTGATTATAAATGTCCGAAAGGGTTTCATATCTTTGATACAGAAACAAGAGAACTAGACCGTATTGCAAACCCATATAGAATACATCGAAAAATCTATTATAACGATGAGGCCAACAATTATTCAGAGTTTGACTACTCAGACTACAGAGATTGTATAATTAAAGTGATCGTAGATAAGAAAAAAGATTATTATATGTTTGATCGTTTCTTAGACGGTTTCTATAAGATGACAAATGTCCACGATTTAAAAGTTATAGAAGATTATACTGATTTAGATTCTTCAGGTGTTGAAGATGATATTGCTGAAAAGGCAGAAGATACATCAACACTATTAGATAACTACGTTGAACAACTCAGTACCAAACTCAACAAAGACAGATTAAAAACATTAATGAGAAGTTTATACACTGAAGCAAACGATATAGATTTATGATATACTTTAAGAAAGTAAGATGGAAGAACTTACTTAGCACAGGTAATACTTTTATTGAAACTGTGTTAGATAAGAATCACACAACACTAGTGATTGGTGAAAATGGTTCTGGTAAATCTACAATGTTAGATGCATTGTGTTTCGGTCTTTTCAATAAACCATTTAGAGATATTAAAAAAGATCAGTTAGTCAATACAATCAATATGGGTGGTTGTGAAGTTGAAGTTGAATTTTCGATTGGTTCAAATAACTATTTAATCAAACGTGGTATCAAACCAAATCTATTTGAAATATATCTAAATGACAATCTAGTCAACCAAGATTCTACAATACAAGATTATCAAAAATACTTAGAACAAAATATCTTAAAAATTAATTATCGTTCATTCACACAAGTTGTTATACTTGGTAGTTCATCGTTTGTACCATTTATGCAATTGAAAACTGCACATCGAAAAGAAGTCGTTGAAGACATACTTGATATTAAAGTATTTTCTACAATGAATATTCTTGCCAAACAGAAACAAAAAGAATTAGAAACAGAAATTAAAGATTTAGAAAAAGAAGTTGTTCATCTTAAAGAAAAGATTACCATACAAGAAAAACATATATCAGAATCAGAAAAACAACAACAATCAACTATTGACGAATATAAAGATAAAGTTAAAAAGAACAATAACACAATCACAGAATACAACAATAAGATAACTGAAATACAAACGAATATCAACACACAGAAAGACACCATTTCTGATGAAGATTCTGTGAAGAAGAATCTAAAAAAGTTAGAAAACTTTGAATTGACAATTGAAAACAAAGTATCAAAGAAGCGAAAAGATATTAAGTTCTATTCTGAGAAAGATGAATGTCCAACTTGTAAACAAGATATTGATAATGAATTTAAGACAACTGCAATCAATGATGCCACAAACAAACTTACAGAACTAGAAAGTGCATTAGAAAAACTGAATAAAGAAGTCAATGGTAAACAAAGAAGGTTAGAAGAAATTACTACAGAGTATGAAAAGATCAAACTCAAAGAAATACAAATTGCAAAATATAATCAATCAGTCACAGAATTAAACAACTTCAATACAAAGATTAATTTAGATATTGATAAGATTGTGAATAGTTCAAAGAATGTGTCAGAAGCAAAAGGTACATTGAAAACATATAATGAGAATCTACAAGATAAAGATAATAAAAAGATTTCTACATTAGAAGAAATGGACTATATCAATGCGGCTAAACAAATGTTATTAGATAGTGGTATCAAAACAAAGATCATTAAGATGTATCTACCTATAATGAATCAATTAATCAATAAGTATTTACAATCAATGGATTTCTTTGTTAATTTTAAATTAGATGAAGAATTTAACGAAACAATCAAAAGTAGATTTAGAGATGACTTCTCATATGCATCATTCTCAGAAGGTGAGAAAATGAGAATAGACTTGGCATTATTATTTACATGGCGATCAATTGCCAAGATGAAAAACAGTGTATCAACAAATCTATTAATATTAGATGAGATATTTGATAGTTCATTAGATATTAATGGCACAGATGATTTTTTAAAGATTATTAATACTTTACAAGATGAGAATGTCTTTATTATATCACATAAGACGGATATAATATCAGACAAGTTTGCTAATCAGATCAAAGTAGAAAAACACAAGAATTTCACTAGGATTATACAATAGTTGACAAATCTAGTAAAGTATGATATAATAGACAATAAAATGAAGTATGCCGTCATAGCTCAGTTGGTAGAGCAGTTGATTTGTAATCATCAGGTCCCGAGTTCGAATCTTGGTGACGGCACCAGTAGGAGAATAAAATGAAACAAAAAGTGTTAGATGCATTAAAAAAACATGCAGAAGGACAAATTGCAAAACATCAAATGAATGTTTCAATTTACCTTGAATCTGCTGTAGGTGTTGGAGAACATACAGATATTTTAGAAAGTATCGAAAAAGAACTCGGACACATCGGCAAATACGAAGAACAGTTAGAAGTAATAGATAAACACTTCACAGTAAAGGATCCATTTAAAACATAAATGGTTCAAAAAATATTCATACCAACAGTTAATAGAGTTGATAATCAGATAACTTATAATCATCTACCTAAGTCTTTACAATCAAAAGTCACAATGGTTGTTCAGGCTTGGGAGAGAGATCAATACAAATATGATTGTGATTATCTAGTCTTACCTGACAACAAAGAATATCATTATTCAGATTACTATTGTTTACCTAAAACAAGAAAGTATATCTATGATCAAGGTGTGAATATGAAATATTGTGTATTAGATGATGATTTAAATTTTCATAGACGTAATACAAAATACTTTGGTGGTTCTGATAATATGGAAAAGTCCAGACGTGTTGCAACACATGATGATATAATTCAAATGTTTGATATGTATGATGAATGGTTATCTGAACACACTGTCACATGTTGTGGTTGTTCACATGTAGAGAATCCACCATCAGACAAATACTATGTAAACAATTCAAGTTTAGGTAGTGCATTGTGGTTGAATGGTAGAGATTTCAAAGAAGATTTAAACAAATGGGATTTAACATCAATACGAGTTATGGAAGACACACATTTTTTATTAACATTACTTACAAACAGTTATGGCAATAGAGTGTCTAGTGAATTTTGTTTTTCAAATACAAGTGTCAATAAAAAATCTATGGCATCTACTGTCTGGGATAATCAAACATTTGAACAAACACATGAAGATCATAAAAAGATACAAGAACGATTTCCAGAGTTTTTTAAAATCCTATATAATAATGACGGTACCAGAGTTAAAGGTGGATTCAGAGATTATGGTAAAGTCAAAGTGTCTTGGAGTAAGGCATACAAACAACATTCAATGAGTAGTTTAACGGAGTTTATGTAATGATAAAAGAAAGTAGTGCTTACGATAATTACTTGGATCCAAATGCCAAGAAAACGGATCAATATCGACCAAGTACATTACCTGGGTTTGAAGACGATGATATCACAGTCGATATGAAAGAGAAAGAAAAGAAGACTAAATCTGATGTCTGGAAGTCAATATATGTGCATTTTAGAAACACAGATGACATTGTAGAGTTCTGTTCTAAAATCAATCAAATTATACCCGGAAAAGACAAGGAAACCTACTTTCCAGTAGTATCTTTGTTTGGAGATGAAGAATCAGTCAAAGTTCGACCAGAAATGGTAGCACCACCATTAAAACAGAAAATAAATGGCAGAAGTGATAAATGGAAAGAACAATGGTTAGGCATGCCAGATTATGAACAAGAAGACAATCCACCACATAGAAGTTTAACAATGAAGTTTAAAACAGAACAAGACTTCAAAGATTTTGCAGAACGAATAGGGCAAGACTTATCTGATGAAACAAAGAGTATCTGGTACCCTAAATTAGAGATTACAAAGAATCTATTATTACGTTGGGTACAACCTAATGGTAGAACAAATCCAAGACACCCTTGTTATATTGTATCTAAAGGTCGTGCAGACACAATGATGACTAGTCGGTCTTTGGCACGTATGCAGATACCACACTATATCGTAGTAGAACCACAAGATATGACAGATTATGATAAGGCACTAGATAATTTTAAAATTAGAGATTATGTGACTTTATTAGAAGCACCATTTTCAAATCATGGTGATGGTCCTGGTCGTGCAAGAAACTGGGCATGGGACCACTCTATGAGTATAGGTGCAACAAGTCATTGGGTGTTCGATGATAACATATCAGATTTTTATAGATTACATAAGAATAAAAGAATACGTTTCGAAAGTGGTGTTGGGTTTCAAGTTATGGAAGATTTTGTAGATCGATATGAAAATGTTTATGTTTCTGGTCCACAATATCGTTTCTTTATTGCACCAGATTCTAAATACCCTGCCTTTGTGACAAATACAAGAGTTTATTCTACACTATTAATTCGAAACGATTGTAAACACAGATGGCGTGGTCGTTATAATGAAGATACTGATTTGTGTTTAAGAGTAATGAAAGATGGTGATGTATGCGTTCAGTTCAATGCTTTCTTACAAGGCAAATCAGCAACACAAACAGTTAAAGGTGGTAATACTGCTGAGTTCTATCATGCAGAAAACACAGAGAACGAACAATTTAAAAAGACTGGTTATAATGTTGATGGCACAATTAACAAATCAAAGATGTTAGTTGATATGCACCCAGATGTTTCAAGTCTTGTTTGGAAGTATGGTCGTTGGCATCATCACGTTAATTATGAACCATTCAAAAAGAATAAGTTAATTCTTAAAAAAGGTATTACATTACCTACAGAATCAAATAACTATGGTATGGAATTAGTTGAAAACTTTGATTGGAAAGCAGTTCATTGAACGATATCTTTGAAAGTATCATAGATGTTGGTAGTGGTTTTATACTTGCAATCATTATACAATTATTAGTATTCCCTTTATTTGGTTTATATCCCTCAATATTTGATAGTATGGGTATTGCCTTAATATTCACAGTAGTAAGTATGACCAGATCAGCTCTATGGAGAAGATACTTTCGAAAGAGAAAATATGGTTAAAACCTGTCCCGAGTGTGAAAATATCATAGAAATCAACGATATTATCTGTCCTACATGTGGCACATTTTGTCGCACTTAAAATAAGTCATTGATTCTACTACATTTCTTTTAAAATTATTTATTTGACAAATCGGATAATACCTGATAAGCTGGAGATAATGATTAATTTTCATTTTTCCTTTCTTAATACACAGGGTGTGCGGATTGTCGCATGCCCTATTTTAGTGTTGACAAATGGTAATAATGATGATAGGATGGAATCATAAATGAGTATCGAAAAATTACAAAAAACAAATCTTGCAAAATTACTTGCTACAGAAAACATCACAGTTCAACACAGAAAAGTTGACACTGCTTATTTTGATGTGAAGAATAGAATATTATGTTTACCAATCTGGAAAGAAGAAATGCCTAATGATGTTTACGACTTATTAGTTGGACACGAAGTTGGTCATGCTTTATTTACTCCTTCAGGTGATTGGGTATTCAAACAAAAAGAAGTTCCCGTTTCTTTTCTTAATGTATTAGAAGACGTTAGAATTGAAAAGATGATGAAACAAAAGTTTCCTGGTCTTAGAAAAAACTTCTACAATGGTTATCAAACATTATCAGAAAAAGATTTCTTTGGTATTAAAGAAAAAGAAATGAAAGATTTAAAATTTATTGACAGATTAAACATTCATTATAAGATTGGTGCGTTTGCTCAAGTGCCTTTCAAAAATGAAATAGAAATGAATTTTGTTAAAAGATCATTTGAAACTGAAACATTTGATGATGTATATAACCTTGCAAAAGAAATTTATGCCTACGAAAAGGCAGAACTAGAAAAACAAAAACCACATGGTGCTGGCGATAACAAAGGCAAAGGCACTGAAAAAGATGAAGATCAAAATACTTCACAATCTGATAATGTTAACAATGGTCAAGGCGAAGAAATGGCAACAGTTTCTCCCGCTGAAGAATCTGATGATGGTGAAGATAGTGTCGAAGTTTTACAAGGTGAGGGTGACTTTAATCCTAACGCAAAAGATAAATCAGACGAAGAAAAATTAACTACTGGTAAAAGGGGTGGTCAATCTAACGATAGTGAGTTAGAGGCATCAACCGATACATCTATGAGTGAACAATTAAAAAGTTTAGTAGATGAAGACAGTAAAGATTACAAATATGTAAATTTACCAAAACCAAACTTAGATAGTATCGTTATCGAACATAAAGAATTATACAAGATAGTAAAAGAACAGAACGCAAGATATGAAGACATTGCTGAGATTAATCTTGCTGTTCAAAAAGAATTTAAGAAGTTCAAAGATTCTTCTATGAAAACTGTTAATTACTTAGTAAAAGAATTTGAAATGAAGAAATCTGCCGATGCATATAGAAAGGCAAGTGTTTCAAAGACTGGTGTTATCAATGTAAACAAATTACATTCTTATAAATTCAACGATGATATATTCAAAAAATTAACTGTAATACCTGATGGCAAGAACCACGGTATGATGATGTTTATTGACTGGTCAGGTTCAATGCATAGTTCATTCTATGAAACAGTGACACAATTATTTAACCTAATCTTTTTCTGTCAGAAAGTAAATATACCTTTTGAAGTATATGCTTTCACAGATAGAAATCATAGATGGGAAGGTTCATCAAAGTCCACTTGGTTATATAAAAGTAATGACAAAGTTATGGACAACTTTAATCTATTACAATTGTTTTCTTCTGATATGAAGAAAGTAGAATTTAATGAGGCATGTTTAGAGATTTACAAAGTGGCATTATCTTATGGTGAAAAGATGTTTCAAATACATCATTATTATTATTCAGTATGTAGAATATTATGCCTTGGTGGTACTCCACTGAATGCCGCTATCTTGGCATCCATACCTGTGATTAACAAGTTTAAAAAACAATACGGTATTCAAAAGATGAACACCATCTTCTTAACTGATGGTGATTCCCATGATCACAAAGATTTCTACGTTGATATAGGTAAAGACGATAATCCAGACAGTTGGAGAGTAAACAAAGAAACAGGTCTTATGTATGGTCATATGCAAAATGGCGAGAAAATGATTGTGAGTGATAACAAATCAAAGTATTCTTTTAAGATGAGTTATATGGGTGATTGCACTAAAAACTATTTTGAATTATTAAAAAGAAAAGTAGATACCACTCTTATAGGTTTCCATATCGTTCACAGAAAATTAGATTGGGGTGATATTGGTAGAGTTTCTGGTAAAGGTTATTCTACACCAACTAGAGAACAAGATAAAATCAAAGACAGTTTTAGAAAAAACAAGTTCGTTATCTCAACAAAGAATGGTTATGATGAACAATATTTTATCAAAGGTTCTAAAGACTTAGAAATCAACACTGAGGGTTTCCAAATCGATGCAAAAAAGAAAACATCACTGGTTGCTGCCTTCAAAAAGTATTCTAAAGGTAAGGTTATGAGTAGAATTATACTGAACAAATTCATTGAGAAGGTCGCCTAATGAGAACAAAATACGAACAGAATTGGTCAACATTGTCGCAGCTACAAAAAAAGTTAAAACAGTGCTTGACAAATACCACAAAGTATGATAGGATATACTTATAAAATTGAAATGAGGTCAATATTATGAAAAAACTAAACGAAAAACAAATCGAGTTCCTAACTCTTGCTCAAAAAGAGTATGGTAATGAGATCACATCGAAACAAGTAAAGGCATTAGAAGCAAAATATAATTTGTCTGATAATAACTGGTTTGTTTCAAAGACTTACAGATTAGCCAGAGGCGTCTATGCAGTTCCATCTGCTCCATCACCAAATTTTATTGGTGAAGTTTCTGTGCCAGAAGTAAAAATGGTAGAGAAACCAAAATCTAAAGTTTCCAAAACTATTACCAACTCTAAGGACATTACACCTAACAATGAGGTGACATTTGTACCTTGGGGTCATTACAAAGATATCAAATCTGTAGTTAAGTCAGGTATCTTTTATCCAACTTTCATTACTGGTCTATCTGGTAATGGTAAAACATTAAACGTATTACAGGCATGTTCTGAATTAAAAAGAGAATGTATCAGAGTTAACGTGACTATCGAAACAGACGAAGACGATTTACTTGGCGGTTTCAGATTAGTTAACGGCGAAACTGCTTGGCACGATGGTCCAGTTGTTGACGCTATGAAAAGAGGTTCTGTTCTTCTCTTAGATGAGATCGACCTTGCGTCTAATAAGATCATGTGTTTACAACCTATCTTAGAAGGTAAGGGTGTGTTCTTAAAAAAGATCAACGAATTTGTTGAACCTGCCAAAGGGTTCAATGTGATTGCAACTGCCAATACTAAAGGTAAAGGTTCTGATGACGGTAGATTTATCGGTACCAATGTTCTTAACGAGGCATTCTTAGAAAGATTCCCGATTACTTTCGAACAGTCTTATCCTTCAGTTAAGATCGAACAGAATATCGTTCTTAAAGTTTTCGAAGGTTTGTCTATCAAAGACAATGAGTTTGCTGAAAACTTAGTCAAGTGGGCAGACGTTATTAGAAAAACTTTCTATGACGGTGGTATCGATGAGATTATCTCTACCAGAAGACTAGTTCACATTGCCAATGCTTATGCAATCTTTAAAAACAAGATGAAGGCAATCCAAGTTTGTGTCAACAGATTTGACGAAGACACTAAAAACAGTTTTCTTGACCTGTATACCAAAGTCGATGCAGGTGAAGACCTCAGTCAAATAAAAACTGAGGAAGAAGTTTCCAATGATAGTGAGGAGAACGAACAATATTAGTATGAACAAAACTGATCGTTCAAAACCTATCCGTAATGTAGACCTCAATCAGGCGTCTTCCAAGGCGCCTGACACTATGACCGAAGATGAACATTATTACAAATCATTCTTTGAAAGTATTAATGAGAAACTATCGGTCATGGACGATGAGGTAGAACAAATACTTGGTTTTAAAACCCAAGATAATACAGAGAGTTTAAACAGATTATACAAACTTATCAACGATATTATTAATTCAACTCCTGTGATTAAAACAGATTACGTTGGAAAGTTAATGAAAAAATTTATGAATGAAGTGGCACATACACATCAAGGCATGATGATCGAGGCAAAAAAAGATGGTAGAGAAAATGGTGTCGAAGAATTAGAAAAGAAATATCGCCAAGAAATCAATAGTATGGAAGATGATATATCAGATTTAGAAAGAGATAAACAAGGTTTGGTAGAAGAAGTAAAACGTGTAAATGAAAAATACCAGACATTGAGAGATCAATATAAAGAAGACAAAGATAGATTACAAATGGATTTAAAAAGATTAACAGATTTGGTCGATGGTGTTGAAACACCTAAATCAAAAGAAGTGAAGTGGTCAATTTAAGGAGGTGATTAATTGACAACACAACTAAACGTAAAAGTTTTCAATAATAATGTTGAGAAAGCAATTCGTGTTCTGAAAAAGAAAATGCTCAAAGAGGGTATTATCAGAGAATTGAAAGAAAGACGTTATTATGAAAAACCATCAGAGAAGAAACTCAAAGAACAAAAAGAGAATATTCGAAGATGGAGAAAAGCACAAAAACGAAGAATGGAGCGTGACTAATATGCTAAAGTCGTTTTTCAATATACTTAGTGACACGATGTCAACTGAGGAAAAACAAAATGTCGTAATGACATCAACAAATAAGGAGAATAGTAAAATGGGTAGAAAAGCACTAACAAGAACACAAAAGTTCTTAAACGCACTACTAAGAGGTGAAGCCATCTCATGGAAAGAAGCTCAATCAAAATTTGAGTTTAAATCTCCAAGAACTGTCGTTGATGGTTTGAGAAGAAAAGGCTACATGGTCTATATTAACAAGACCAATAAAGGTACCTCTTATAAAATTGGTACACCAACTAAAGAAATTATTGCTGCTGGTTTAGCCGCAACTAATAATTTAGTATATACTAGTTAATTTATAAAGGGGTATTATTGCCCCTATATAGTTTTATAGGCAGTCCGTAAGTCCTATATTGATGCCTCTCGGTATCAAATTAGGGGGTGCTGGTGACGCACCCCCGCTTGAAAAAATATAAATAGTCACTATATAAATTATAGAACGCCTTTATGGGTTCTGTAATATGCCGCATAAGGAGGGCAACAAAACATGACACTAACTACATTCAATAAACTGAGACCATATTCTATAGGTTTCGATTCACTTTTTAATGACTTTGACAGACTGTTAGATACACCTGCACCGTCATACCCACCATACAATTTGATTAAATCAAAAGATGGTGAAAACTATAAAATTCAATTAGCACTTGCAGGTTGGAACAAAGATTCCGTTGATGTTGAAGTCAAGGAAAATACACTAACCGTTAAGTCTAAAAAAGACGAAGTTGAAAACGATGAAGAATTTTTATATAAAGGTATTTCAACTAGATCATTTGAAAGGTCTTGGACATTATCTGAGGAGATGAAAGTTCAAGGTGCTAAATTTGAGAATGGGTTATTGGAGATTTCTTTAGAGAAAATTATTCCTGAAGAAAAGAAACCAAAAACTATTGACATTCAATAAAAACTTAACTAGGGGGTTGGCAACAGCCCCCAACCTATTATTTGATTGTTTTCAACCAAGTAAAGAATTTATTATGAAGAACATTGAAAAGATTATAAAAGAAAAACAAAATATAGTTAAAAATAATATATCAGAAAAGACTTCTATAATGGAAGGATTTAATAATCCACACCATCTCATTTATAGTTTATTTCTTTCATCTAAGGAAGTGAAAAAGATGGAATATTATTGGAATCTTGGTAGAATTATATCTTCTAATTCTGGTCAAATGTTTGATACAATAATAAAGTTTTTACTTTCAAATACCATTCCTGGAAAATCAACAAACATTAGTAATCCAAAAGGTCATCCTAAATATTTTGAAATAGATCATTTAGATGAAATCAATAAGGTGGCATATGAAGTTAAATGGAGAGATGCTGGAACAGATGGTGATCATTTAAAAAAAGAGTTTAACAAAGTTAATGCTGTTTTAAAATTAGGATATAAACCAATAAGACTAACCTTTTTCATGCCAGAATTAAAACAAAGTAAGAATAGTCAAAAAAAGATTATAGATTATTATAAAAATAATGGTGAAGCATATACTGGTAATGATGCATTTAAATATGTTAAAAGTCTTACAGGATATGATTTAAAGAAAATGTTTGACAAATACAAAAAAGTATGATATAATGGTGTTTGATGTTTAAATATGATGAAAAGAAAATTCTAAAAGAGATAGAAGAATATATTGAGCAAACTTATGGTGAACACTATTCTTCTAAAGATATTCAGATACAAGACTTATTTCATTCAATAGGTATTGCATCGGATTTTTGTCGTGGTAATGCGATGAAATATCTTGCCAGATTTGGTAAGAAAAACGGTAAGAATGAAAGTGATTTATTCAAGGCCGTACATTACATTATATTATTGATAACAAGTGAAAGGCAAATACAACATGCAAATAAGCGAAAACACTAGAGAAGTGTTAAAGAATTTTGCTGAGATTAATCAAAACTTATTGGTAAATCCTGGCAAGAAACTTTCAACAATCTCTACAATGAAGAACATCTTAGCAAAGGCTGAGATTGAAGAAGAATTTCCACAAGAAATGGGTATCTATGATCTACATGAATTTCTAGGTACTCTTGGTTTGTTTCAAAAACCTGTGTTGAAGTTCGATGAGAAGAACATGGTAATCAATGAAGATGGTGTTTCTACAAAGACGAAATACTATTTCAGTGACCCATCTGTGTTAGTATCTCCAACTAAAGATATTAAAATGCCACCAGTTGATGTGTCATTTACAATAACACAAACAGACCTATCAAAGGTCAAAAAGGCATCTGCCGTTATGCAGTTGCCAGATATTACAGTCACAGCAAAAAGTGGTGGTGATATCTTATTAACAGCAGTTGATAGTAAAAACTCAACATCAAACGATTATTCAGTCAAAGTAGGAGAAGAATCACCTGCAGACTTTACTTTCCATTTTAAGGCAGAAAACTTTAAATTAATTGATGGTGACTATGATGTCGAAATATCTAAATCACTAATCAGTCATTTTAAACATCGTTCTAAAAGTGTAGAGTATTGGATTGCATTGGAACAAACATCTAAGTACGGTAGTTAATCGTGGTTGAAAACGATAACTTTCTTTGGGTTGAGAAATATCGACCTCGTAAAATAGATGATTGTATTCTACCAGATACTCTTAAACAAACATTTAAGACATTTCTGGAACAGGGTGAAATACCTAATCTCTTGTTATCAGGCACAGCTGGTACGGGTAAAACAACAGTTGCTCGTGCCCTGTGTGAAGAATTAGGTTGTGATTATATTATACTGAATGGTTCTGATGAAGGTCGTTCTATTGATACTGTAAGAAACAATATTAAAAACTTTGCTTCGACAGTATCATTGGCAGAAAGTTCTGGTCCAAAAGTTGTCATCATTGACGAGGCAGACTACATGAATCCAGAATCAGTTCAACCTGCGTTAAGAAACTTCATAGAAACATTTTCTAAACACTGTCGATTTATCTTTACCTGTAATTTTATTAATAAGATCATTGCACCAATACATTCAAGGTGTACTGTTATTAATTTTAGAACAGATAAAAAAGATAAAACAAAGATGGCAGGTGGTTTCCATAATAGATTAAAAGATATCTTAGATAATGAAAATGTTGATTATGATAATAAAGTTCTTGCTGAATTAATTATCAAACACTATCCAGACTTCCGTAGAACAATCAATGAACTACAAAGATATTCTGTATCAGGTAAAATTGATACTGGTATTCTTGTTTCACTGAATGAACAATCTTTCAAAGACTTAACAAATATTTTGAAAAAGAAAGACTTTGTTGCTGTTCGAAAGTGGGTTGTTGATAGTATTGATAAAGATCCAAATCAATTGTATAGAGAACTATATACAAATCTTTCT